GATGTCCCGGCTTGGATTCGTGATTTGGAAAAACGAGATTGTTCCAGAGGTACTCGTCGTCATACGGCCCACCGTCCACGACCAGCACCATTTCGATCATGGTTTTGCCGGTGTCAGTGGGAGTGACCTTGGTTTCCTTCACCCGAGTCAGATGCTTGCCAATCGGAATCAGATCGACCGGCCCTCCGCCTGGTGTGGCCTCCCCGAGAATGTCTGACCAATTGAACGTCATGCGCTTCCTTCCTCTTCTGTCTCGACACTGTGTCTCAGCGTCGGGAAAACCATTTCGATCATCTCGTCGAGATGGGGCGAATCGACGACCGGCGGAATCGAACCGCCCAACCGCTGCCCCGCCTCAAACTGCGACGTGCGCCTGGTGAGCAGTCTCCGCTTCTCGACCAGCATGTCGCTGCCCATTCCCTCCGATTCCAACTCGACGTAGAGATAGCCGGTCAGATCAAGGAAGTAGGGCATGACATCTTGTAGCTGTCCCTGGACGAACGGCGACCACATGCCGTCTCGGTTCTTCGCCATTGCGGTGAGCACGATGCACTGCAATGGCTTGGTGGGATGGACGGTCAAATCTCTGATGTCTCGTATCAGACCGGCGACCTCACGAAAGGCATCGCCCCATTGCTGCAATTGCAACTGAGAGCGCCCCGAGATTCCTTCGATATAGCGTTGCTGCAATTCGGAAATGGAATCGACGATGAACGAATTGAACGGGTGCTTCCCCGATGCGAGCCATTGATACGCCTTCTGGACCGTATCCCAATTCTTCGTCGGGACAACTGCGGTGTCCCACGTCCCGTCGTGGACGGGTGGCTCTTCCTTCGCCGGATTCCAAGTGACTCGCTTGATGGGGAGAAAGCGGGCTGCCGCTTCCACGTCCATGTAGAGACGGGGTGCGGGTGAAGTCACTGCCAGTGTCGATTTTCCCGACTTGGATGCCCCGTAGATCAAAAAGGAAACGCTGCGATCTTCGCTCATGTCTTGTCCATTTCTGAATCCTCACTGTAATAGCGGTCGTGCTTGCCCCCAACTCGGAATTTGACGTTCAAATAATCCAATGCCGCTGCCGGTGAATCGTCAGCCAGAAGGCATGGTTTCCGATAATCGCACCAGGCACAGTGCTGCCCCGGCGACGGGTAATTGCTCTCTTCGTCAATGGCTCTCAGCATGTCGGTGACAATGCGTTCGATATCGACAAGTCGATTGGGAGTGGCAGTCGCAGTGCCGGGAATTGGAAAGCGATGAATCTGTGGGTAGCGCCCCTTGACCAAGAGTGTGTTGGCGGCGTGGGGCATCGGTTCGTCGGGGTTGGCGAGAGATTCGATTCCCATGTAGACGTGGTGCTGGTAGCTGTGTTCCAGCTTGGCCCTGGTGCCGGAGTCGAGACGGCCCACCGTTTTGAAATCGTTCAAGAGCAGGAAGCCAGAATCGACGTAGCGGAATTTGACATCGACCTTGCCACGGAGCAGGACATCGCCACCGAGAATGGGAGCTTCGATCTGCTCTTCGACCGCTACCACTTCCAGGCCGTCGTCCTCACCGGACTCGGCTATCCACTCGACGTACTTTTCGATCAGCTTCCGACCGATCACGGTTTCCTTGTAGAGCGCATCGACTTCCCATGCCGGGGAGCCGTGATCTTCCTGCCATGCCATGTCCTTCGCTGAGAGGGCGTTGAATAGCCCTACGGGGTCGTCGGTGTGACCGCCGTACAAGAACTCCAAAGCCTTGTGAACTCGGGTTCCTAGTGGCCTTGCGCCGTGTCTGACCTCTGGCGGGTGGAAGTCGTGAACGTAGTTCCAGGCCCACAGCCGACGGCAAGTGAGGAAGTGGTCGATGTCAGAGAAGGTGAAGATCATCGCTTGGCCCGATGGTCGTAGGTCTTCCAGCCGCTTTTTGGAGTGGGCTTCCATCCGGCTTGCTCGTACAAATGCAGATACGGTCTGAACATTGCACCAAGCGGAGCATTCGGGTGTGCTTCATCGCCACACACCGAGCAAGGAAAGGTGAACCAAACCCCAGGCATTAAACGGGAATCGCCTCTCTCACCTTCTCGGGCCATAGCTCGGATGGGCAACCGCAGTCGGCTAGAGCCTTGGTCGCTTGGCCCATCGCATTCCACCCCGCCAGCGGGTCGCCATTATCTCTCAGGGCATAGGCTTTGAAAACACCTAGCTCGGCTTCGATCATCCGAGCCTTGTGCTTGTTGGTGGAAACGTGCGATAAGCGCAAGAGTTTCATTTGGTGCTATTCGCGATGAGCATTTTCCAAAACTCCAAGGCCGCTGCCTCAGCGATCTTCACCGAGAATCCGGCATCAATCATTTGGGCCTTGAATCCCGCCACCAACGCGACAACTCCCTCTGTCGCATCTGCCATTTGTGCAAAACTGTCAGTGTCCATTACTCGGGCAACCTCACCGGCATCATTATGAATCGCACGTTGGGGTCTTTCGGGCTACTGATTCGGAACATGGTTCTCGGCTCGGAGAACCGAAGTTGGACTTCGTCTCCGGTCAGCGATTGAATGACTGGTCGGAACAAGTCGATGTTCAGACCGATGGTGAGAGGGAGTCCAGGCCACGTCCCGCCAATGTGCTCTTCGCTGTCACCGACCTCCGTGCGTGAAGCGAGCACGTCCGCCCTGGTGCTCCCTTCCAGTTTCAATCTCATGGGGAGCGCCATGCCGGTCAGAACTTGCGCTCGGTCACAGGCAGCGAGCAGTGCGGATTTGCTAGTGGTGAAGACCCATCCGTCTGCCGCCTCATTGGTGGTCAAGATGGTTTTGTAGGACGGGAATTTCTTGGAGCTACGGAGCGTGCTGATTGCATTCATCCCTTGGCGAAGCGTGACTCGGTTCCGCTCCACGATCACTTGAACGTCACCACTCCCGGTCAGCACCTTTTCGACTTGCCGGAAGATCGGCACCGGAATCACCACCGGCTCGTCGAATTCAAAAACGACTCCGCTGTCGATCACTCCAATACGGAACCCATCGGTGGTCACGATCTGTCCGTTCTCGGTTCCGTTTTCAAAAAGCACCAACTCCGCTTTGGGAATGGCTCTTAGGTAATCAATGATCTGACCGAGCCAGTTCTTCGGAAGAGTGAAATCGACTCTCTTCCGAAAGCTGATTTCGGGATAGGAAGAGGCATCGCCGTACCGCAGTTTGAACTTTGGTCCGTGCTCGCTCTTCAGTTCCACGAATCCGATGTCGGCAGTCACCGTGACATCGCCGTCGGGCAGAGTGCGGACGGCTCGGGTTGTCTCCGGCGGGAGCAGGATTTTGAAACCGTCGTCCGCTTCTACGTCTCCCAAACCGAGAGCCGTCTTGATGGTGAGTGTCGAATTGGTGCCGGTGAAGATCGCCCACCGGACTCCCATGTCCAAAACCACTTCCATGTGAATCTGTCGGTAGGTGTCGATCTTGGAACTCAGAGCCAACTCGACTTTGTCCAACGCTCGACTCAGATCATCCCGAGCAGCGACCAACTTCATGTCTGATTCCTGTCCGTTTTCAGACGAGTGACTATACCCGCTTGTAGTCCCGCAAGTCCTCTTCGATTACTGCTTCCAGGGCGGGTCTGATTGACTCGGGAATCCAACCGGCGACCTGCGCCCCGTCGCAAAACCAGCGGGTGCAGAACTCGTAGGGCAAGCGCACTCCGGCAATCTCACGGAACCGATGTCCGTCTCGTATGCACTTCTCTCTGATTCTCACGACCCCGTCAACTCCCACGGAGACAAGCGGAATTCGTCGGGCGGGTCGTCCACGGTCACATCGACGAGCGGACTCTTGATGATGTGGTCTTCGTCGATTTTCAAAAGTGCGTCCGCCAGCGTGGGACGGAAGGCCGAACTCGGAATCTCCACGGTGAGCTTGATCGCCACTTCACCCGAGCGCATGACCGGAACCCGCTTTTTCACAATCCGATCTGGCCCCTTCTCATTGCAAACGAGATACACCGTGGACTTCACTTCGGCTTTCCCCTTTCTCGCAAAGCGAGTATGACCAATCCGATAACCAGCACTCCGAGCGTGATCGCGATACCGACCCACATTCCCTGCGCGAAATCACTCAATGACATTCTCCCCTGTTATACGGCGACCAATGCGACCACCCTCCATCATCGTAGAGTGCCTTGCTGATGGAAAGGTTGACATCGGGATTGA